AAAAGGGTGATTCATGGAGAAAATCTTGTATTAATGGAGCAGAAAGTTTTGTTTTTAGACAAGACAATAGTAATTCATTAAGAAAAAGTAGAGAAAATAAAATTGTTAATTATAATTTATATTCTGATATTTTAGATGAAAATGATGTTAAAAAAATATTAGACCCATTAAGATTAGATAGTTCTTTTACTCCAGCTAAACTTCAAAATTATCCAATAGTAAATCCTAAAATAGATTTATTAATGGGAGAAGAAATTAAAAGAAAATTTGATTGGAGAGTAAGAATAATTAATGATGATGCAATATCTTCTAAAGAAGATAAATTAAATTCAGAATTATCTGAAATTATAGTAGAATTTTATAAAAAAGGTTCTATTGATGAAGATGAACTTAATAAAAGATTAGATGAATTTCAAAAATATAAAACATTTAATTTTCAAGATTTAAGAGAACAAACTGGTACATGGATTTTAAAACATCTTTATGAAAAACAAAAATTAAAATCTAAATGGGATAGAGGATTTAAAGATGCTTTATTAGTAGCAGAAGAAATTTATCAATGGGATATAGTAGCAGGAGAACCTGTTTTTTTTAGACATAATCCAAAAAATGTATATACTATAAGGGCAGGAGAATCTCCTTATATAGAAGATTCTGAGATTATACTTATAGATTCTTATTATCCACCAGGAAAAGTAATTGATGAATATCATGAATATTTAACTAATAATGATATTAAAAAAATAGAAGAATTAGCATTAAATAATTCATCTCAAAATAATTTTCCTGATAGAATGTTAGACCCATCAGAAATGAATTTTGTAATAGATAGAGCCATTACTGAAGGTACTGCTAGAGCTGAAGCATCTCCAATAGATGATAATGGTAATATTAGAATATTAAAGGTATATTGGAAATCTATGAGAAAAATCAAAAAAATTAAATATTTTGATGATTTTGGAGATGAACAATATGAAATAATGCCAGAAACATATGTAGCTGATAAGATGTTAGGAGAAGAAGAACAAGTAATGTGGATTTCAGAATGGTGGGAAGGTCATAAAATAGGTAGTACATTATCTTCTAGTGAAAATGATGGTATCTATGTTAAAATGCAACCAAGACCTATTCAGTTTAGAAATTTAGAAAATCCATCATTATGCCATCCTGGTATTATAGGTACTATATATAACACTAATGATAATAAAGGTATTTCATTAATGGATAGAATGAAACCTTATCAATATATGTATAATAATCTTATGTATAATACAGAATTAGCTATTGCTACTAACTGGGGTAAGATTATGAGAATGCCTATGCACGAAATTCCTGCTGGATGGGAAGTTGATAAGTGGATTAGTTATGCTAAGTATTTGAAAATAGCACCAGTAGATATGTTTAATGAAGGTACTAAAGGTGCAGCATTAGGTAAATTAGCAGGAGCTATGAATCAAAATAACCCTATTATTGATATGGAAATGGGTAATACTATCCAAATGTATATTAATATGATGAGTTATATCAAACAAGAAGTAGGAGAAATAGCTGGAGTATCTAGCCAAAGACAGGGACAAGTTTCATCTAATGAATTAGTTGGTAATGTAGAAAGAGCTGTTACACAATCTAGTCATATTACAGAATATTGGTTTGCAGAACACGCTGATATTAAAAAAAGATGTTTAGCAATAGGATTAGAAACTGCTAAAATAGCATGGAAAGATTCTAAAAATAAAAAATTACAATTTGTGTTAGATGATATGTCTACACACATGGTCACAGTTAATGGAGAGGATATTGTAGAAATAGATTTTGATGTTAGTATTACTGATGGAGGAATGGAAGGAGTTCTTATGCAAGAATTAAAATCATTAGCTCAAGCAGGATTACAAAATGATAAACTTACATTTACTCAATTAATGGATATTTATATGTCAGATTCTATTAGTTCTGTTAGAAGAAAAATAGAAAAAGGAGAACAAGATAAATTAGAAAGAGATGAGAAAATTAGAGAACAAGAACAACAAATGCAACAACAGCAATTAGAAGCTATGGCTCAAGAAAAAGATAAAGATAGAGAACATGATTTTGCTAAAATAGATAAAGAAATTGAAAAAGCTGTTACTATAGAACAATTAAAAGCTGGAATTAATACTTTTAATAAGGGTATAGATAATAATAGTAATGGTATTGCTGATGAAATAGAATTAGAAAAACAAGAACTTAAAAATCAACATGAACAAGAAGAAAATGAAAAAGATAGAAAACATGAAAGTGAAGAAAATAGAAAGAAAATTGAAGCTGAATTAGAAAAAGAAAAATTAAAATTAAAATATCAAAAGACAAAAACGCTATAGGACATAGTATAAATTTTTGATTTAGGTAATGAAAATAGTATAAAATTAAAAACTAATTATTTAATATTGTAAAGAAAATTATATGGAGAACTTATTTGACAATTTTGATTTAAATAACGAAGAAGAAGTAGTTATTGAAATTAACAATAGTGGAGAACTTATAACCACTGAAAAAGAAAATGTAGAAGATAAATCTACAGATATTAATCCTACAGAAACGTCTGAGGAAGAAGTTGAAGGAAAAGAAACAGATTTAGAAATTGATATTTCTGAATTTACAAATGATGAAGATATTGAAACTGATGAAGAAACTGAAAATTCTAACCATGATAATATTGATGATTCCCCTACCTCTGTAGACACTTCTTCTCCATATAAAGCTTTTGCTACAGCTCTATCAGAGGAGGGGGTTATCACACTAAAAGATACTGATGAAATTAAATCTGCTGAAGATTTAATTAAAATAGTTTCTAATACTATTAGAGAGAATGAATTTAAAGATTTAACAGAAAATCAAAGATTATATTTAGATTCATTAAGAAATGGTATTCCAGAAGATGAGATTGTAGATTCATTTAAAGCTATTAATAATTATAGTAAAATTACTAATGATATTTTAGAAAATGATGAAAATCTTAGAATTGATATAATTAAAGAAGATTATATAAGAAAAGGAATTGATGAAGTTAAAGCTTTAAAATTAGCAAAAAGAAGTATAGATTTAGGAGAAGACTTAGATGATGCTAAAGAATCTTTAACTAATTTAAAATTATCAGAAGAATCTTATTTAAAAGAATTAAATAAAAAAGCTGATGAAGATAGAAAGAAAGCTGATGAAGATTATAAAAAGAATTTACAAAATTTAAAAGAAACAATTAATAAAACAGAAAGTCTTATTCCAAATTTACCAATTAACTCTAGAGTTAAAGAAGAAGTTTATAACAATATGACCAAAGTTGTTTCTTATGATAAAAACGGAACTCCCTTAAACGCATTAGGGAATGCTCTTAGTAAAGATGAAAAAGGAGAATTGAAATTAAAGATAAACTATCTTTTTACTGTAACAAATGGTTTTTCAGATTTCTCAATATTAAGTAAAAATAAAAATTCTAAAGCAATTTTAGAATTAGAACAAAGATTAAAAGCTTCTCAAGCAGGTTCTGGTTCTACAGCTTCTACATCAAGTAGAACAGGTAGACCAAAAGGTGTTTTAAAAGCTATTGAAAACTTTGAATTTGAATAAGTAATTAACCCAATTAAAATAAAAATTAAAAATGAAATTAAGTCCATTACAAATGACAGATGCAACCTCTTGGAAGGGGTTGACTACTGAAAATCACTTAGGAGCTATTTGGTCTCAATCTCCACAGAAAGTTTCTGGAATGATTACTAAAATACAACAAAATTATTTTGGTAATGATTTAGAAGGATTGTTATCTAAATATACCACAAAAGAATTTGAAAGTGATGTAGATTACACATGGGAATTAGAATCCCAAGCATTAGACAATATTCCACTTATTGAAGCTAGAATTACAGGAACTGCTGTAACAGCTACTTCACAAGCAGGATTATCTAATACTGAATTTGAATTAGTATTTGCTAAAGATTGGTTCTCTGATGGAGAAAGAATTGTAGGTGAACAAAATGAAGTATACCCAATTATAGTTAAAGAAACTACCTTTGAAGGAACTAATGCAGTATATACTTGTGAACTTTTAACTGGTGATAATACATTGTTTATTCCTTATGGAGAAATTTCTGGAGGTCAATTATTCAGTGCTGAATATGCTCCTGTTGAAAGAACTATGTCTGAAAGAGGTAGACAATTAAAACATAAATCTCATATATCTATGAGAAATGCTTTCTCTCAAATTAGAATTGAGAAAAAAACTCCTGGTAATTTATCTAAAAGAAAAATGGGAACAGTGATTTTAGATAATGAAGGAAAACAATTTGCTTTATGGCAACACTATGAATCTTTTATGTTAGACCGTTCTTTTAGAGAAGATATTAATAGACTATTAATGTTTGGTACTTCTAATAGAGCTTCTAATGGTGATTATATCCAAAAAGGAAAATCAGGTTATTCTATTGTAGAAGGTTCTGGTTTAAGAGAACAATGTGAAGCTTCTAATACTTCATTCTATACTACTTTTGATATTACATCTCTTTCTTCTAGATTGTTAGATTTATCAGAAGGTAAATTAACTATGGATGAAAGAAGTTTTATGGCTAGAACTGGTGAAAGAGGAGCTTTCCAATTTCATAAAGCATTAGAAAATTTTTCACAATTATTTCAACCTACTAGAGAAACATCTAGAATTTATAATGCNCAAACAGAATTGAGTAAAAA